ATATGTTCTAGCTCCACTGCCGGCAGCTGGATAAATCATTACACTGCGAATTATTGAAAACTCTGTTGGTGTAATATTAGTTCCGCCAGGCAATGTCAAAAATCCATTGCTTGCTGTAAAATTAGCATATTGGTAAGATCTAAAAACTGGAAGATCCAAATCCCTTAAAAGTTTATTTTCAGTATGTTCAATAAAATCATCTGTAATAGTGGATGTAAAAACATCAGTGCTGACTTCTGTATAGTCTAAAATTTGTTGTGTTAATTCTGCGTAGGTTGTCATGCGCTTAATGTTACAGGTCCTGCTGAAACAGGATATCCCCCTCCTCTAATTCCACCAGTCGTGGCTGTGGAAGAGCCAGTTGAAAAATAGTACCAGTCATCAGAGTCATCACTGGACCCGGATACATATTTTCCTTTTGTAATTGTATAGCCACCATCAGCACAAAGAACTGCTCCTGTAATACCATCTACTGTCGCACAATCAGAAAATGTATCTGTTTCAGAAGATACAAAAGGAATTCCTCTAAATCTAACAGTGTCCCCTGTTGATCTTCCATGATCTGGAGAATGAACATTCACTACTTGTGACGCCGAAGCGTATGTTTCAAAAGGATTTAATGGCAATGAAATAAGTCCTGCCGGTGCAATTCGTGCGGGCCTAGGGTGTTCCAAAGCCTGTGGGTCAGGTATATGTTCATGCGGCATCAATTGAGGAGCCTTCGGCTCATACTCACTTGTATGCACCCATGCTCCTGTCCATTCCTTTACCATTTCATTGTAAGGGAACTGTAAGCCACTGCGATCAGAAATCGATATTGCGTATTTTCCTTTGGCGTAAGCCATATATTAAATCCAGGTATAAGTTTGTTTTCTAGCAGCTCCAACACCTTTTGTAGTTCCAGTAACTTTTCCTTTGGAAATTTTAAAAGATTCACCGCCGGACTGTTTTCCTGCACTATTTGGTGCATTTCCCTTAGTAGTAACAGCACCTGCTGCGACAGCTTTGGGAGCATCTGCGTGACCTCTTCCGTAATGTCCTATCTTTTTTCCAGAAGTTTCACGGCTATTGGCTGTTTTTTTATTCCATAATGGATTGCTCATTTTTCCTCCTTTTTACAATTGCAGTCTTTGCATTCACATTGTCCGCCACAGCAAGAACCGCCGTCGCTACAATGACACTCATGACCACATTTTTCACAAATTGCCATATATCCCCCTATGGTATATACGCTTGCGCTGGCTTAACTCTGAACGATACCCGTTCACGGTTAGCATCAGCTGTTCTCTCAAATTCTTCATCATAAACCGATTTTAAATTAGCAGCCATCATAGGTGCTCTTTTAACAGAGATATAATACGCTAATCCCGATATTAAACAAGGAAGAAAATAGTACGGAACATCCGCATAATTATTATAATCCCCTGCATCTTCAATTCTATTTATATAAAAATATTTAAGGATATAGGCTTTATCCGGACTAGGATATAAAAATAAAGTCATATCATTTTCCGGTCGTCCATAAGAGCTTCCATCAGCGGTTGTAACCTGCCCATTAATCAAGCAGAATTGAGTAGGCCTAGCGTCTCCTCCAGTGGAACTTTGTTCCTTTCTACTTAAATTAAGATATTCTGTTCTAGAAATTTTAGTAATAGTTACATCAGTAGTATCACTATTTCCTTCCAGATTGGCAGTTGCATCAGTTGTTGTAGTAATAACTGCATCAATGATATCAAATACCTTTTGATCAATCGTATAAAAATTTTTAGCTTGAGTTAAGGTTTGCGTGGCATAATCAATGGTCCATAAGTTAAGACCACGGTTAGCCCATTCCGAAAACATAAGATTTAAAGAACGTCTTGCTGTTTTTAAATCATAGCCCATGCGAACTTGAAGTCCACATCGCTCGTATGCTTCCTCGATGATTTCCTCTATCGTTAGATTGAAGGTTCTAGTGCCTGAATAAGCCATTTAACCTCCTAATTATAATACTTAAGCCATTCAGTAACAATACTATATGTATCACCTGCCGTATGAGCTGGTATTACTATTTTCACATCTCCAGTATAGCCACTAGCCTGTGTGTTCTGTAAACCACCTAAAGAACTGAAATCATAATTATCATATCCATTTAAAGACAAGAATGTCACATCTGAAGTCGCATCCCATGTGAGTCTAGCTGCATCAGCCACTGCGCTTGGATTAATGTTAAACCAAACTTTATTTAATGCTATGAGCTTGCACGCCGTTCCTGTAGTTCCTCCTCCAGAATAACCAAGAGCAGAAACGTCAATTGTTGTCGTGCCAGTGCTTCCGTCTCCGGACGCGTCTATGTTAAAGATATAAATTAATTTTCTAGTTCCATCGAACTGTGTCGTAATCGTCGGATCNNANGCCATANTTAATTCCCCTTGTAAGAGAGTGGGGTCATTACACCCCACTCACGGTTATATTATTTTACCAAGTATCTCCTGAAGCAAGGTTCTTGCCNTGCATAAAGTCAATCTTGATCCATGCTTGCCCAGCTGTAGATAATGCTCCAGTTGGGGTATAAGTCAATACTGCCTGTACATCAGAGTTATAAGAAACGCTGTCTGCACCAGTCTCAGATTGAGTTACACTTTTCCAAACTGCATTTTGTGTAGCATCCACAGTTACAGCTCCACCAGTATTACCAGTAGTTGTAACTGCACGCATAACGCCAGTAGCAATGTCTGCTAAATAATCCTGATCATCAGATTTTCCAATTTCCATTGGATCTGCTGTTCCAGCATTAAACGCTTCGGCCACCCACACCTTAATACCAGTAATGGTAGATTGGTAAGGAATAGTTCCTATCGCTCTGCAATAAACATCCGCTGCCACAGCCGCTGTTCCAATGGTAATATTACCAGTGGTAGCCGCACTTGTAGCGATTTTAGTTACAGTTTTAAAATTAGCGGCTGTACTATTAGTAGAATATACAGTTGTGCTATTTGGTCCTGTGACCGTTTCGCTTAAAGCTTTACCGTTAACATCTGTTCCTGTGATGGTAAATGTGATTCCTGAATCATCGCCATCACTTGTAATGCCAATTTTTCTTGCCCACGCTCCGTCAGCAGTTCCTGCTGTTCCAGAAACTGAAGGTGCATAAACTGAATTACCATTAATGGTAGCAGTTAAAGCTCCATTCAAATTCATATTAGCTGCTGCTGAAGTTGTTTGAGAAGCACAAATACCGTCTGTATCTGCCGCTGTTGGTTCTTGAAAATAACGAGCTAATGAGTTTGATACCCAGTTAGTGTCTGTTAAGTCTTTACCGCGATAGCCACCTGACGTGGCTCCGCTAATTACTGGACCCGTTTTTACCGGACCCGAAAAAGTCGTGTTACTCATGTTTTCTCCTTGGTTGTATAGACCTTTTGTTATGCTGTCTCTATACCGTCTGCCTAGCCAGTCTGCATAACTATTTTACTAGGATTGGAAGGGCGAACTTACTTCGCCCTTCCTTAATTGTTTTATGCTCCTGGTGAAGCAAATATTCCACGCCAGTCAGACCAACCGAAGCTGTATCTTTCTCTTGCTTTATATCTAACATTACCAGTATCGAAGTCGCCTTCCATTGCTGTTCGAATAGGTGCTCTAGTGAAGTGTTTAAGTCCATTAGGAGCATCTGTTTTAATGAACCAAGCATCAGTATCAGTTAGGAAGTTATTTACAGTATACCCTTCAGGTACCATTCCCATTGATTTGATTGCATTGATATCATTATCAGCAGTGCCTACTCTACCTGCAGATTTCATTAACCTTTCAGCAACAAATTGTAGATTGACAGGAATAAGCATTTTCATTCCTCTAAGAGCGATTTTTAATCCTCTTTCGTCTTTCATATCAGCAATGTCGATAAGTGCTTGCTCGAGCGAAGTTTCGTTCAAGTCAGCAGCAGTTGACAATTCGTTTTTTTGGTTTCCACTAAGAGTTGGGTGATCAGTAGCGCAAAGCTCCTTTGCATCCCCACCTAAGTAAGAAGAATTGAATGCTCTATTAAGAATATTCGCTCCTTTTACTTGTTTAGTGTTAGCCATTGAACGTGCCAATGCTTTTGTATATCGAGTGCTTAATTTATCGTAAAGGTTGTCCTCTACAGCTTCTTCAGTCAGCGAAAAAGCCAAAGCAATGGTCTCGTTGGTATACCTAGCAGTGTAAGTTTCTTGAGCATCGTCGTAGCTTACGCCTTGACCCTCAGGTTTTACAGCTGCATTGGCAAAACCACCAAGCAT